CTAATAACGCTCCCAATGCCGGAGCGCTCTACTGCGCAGGGTGGGAGGACAACATATAGTGCAACCAGTCTGCAGACCCTGCGCGGCGAAGCGAGCCCAGCTCGCCGCGCAGCTCAGAAAAGGACAGCTCTCGGCGGCGGCGAAGACCGCCGCCGAGGGGGTCCAACAGATGGTGGGACTGAAGCCAAAGGACGCCGATGCGGCGCCTCAGAAATAGTATGGTGTCGCTGCGTACTTTAGACTTTACACGCACATGAGAAGCACGTACAAGTGCTGCACCAACCTGAAGGGGACGAGCATGGCTGCAGGCAAGAGCTTCGGCGGTGGCTTCAAAAAGTACACCGGCAACATCAAGTCCGGCGCTGGCCCGAAGATCGGCGCCAAGGCGTCCAAGGGCAAGGCGAAGAAGGGAAAGTAAGTGCTAACCGCACCTACCCCACGAATGCGCGAACTGCTGGGGCGTACGAACGTTCGTGACGCCCTGGCGGAATACCTGACGGAGGCCCGAGCGAACGAGCTGGAAATGCTCTCGCGGGCTCCCGAGGACCGAACCACCCACGTCTTACAGGGGCGCGCCGCCGTGCTCGCCGACCTGCTCAAGATGGTCAAAGCAGCCGACCGAACCGGAGGCACCACGAAATGAGCGTACCCGCCAGCGTCAAAGCCCGTCGCGAACAGATCCTCGCAGAACACGGTGACTACGCCCCAGCGTCCAGCATCGACGTCGACACGGACCCCGCGATCCAGGCGGCTGAGCCCGCTCCGGCTCCGGCCGTGTCCGCCGAGATCGACGATACCATCTTCGACGACCCCGGCCAGAACGTACCCTCGCACGCGCCGCAGCCGAGCCCGCAGGACGCCCAGTGGGAGCAGCGCTACCGGTCGCTGCAGGGCATGTTCGACGCCAAGAACGCGCAGATCGACCTGCTCAAGCAGCGCCTCGAAGCGCTGGAGGCAGCAGCCAAAGCTCCGCCCGCGCCCACCGTCATGCTGCCGCCAGCGCCGGCTGCCGTGCAGTTCTCCCTGCCGGACGTTCCGGCGATCACCGCCGAGCAGCAGGCGACTTACGCAAACGCCATCCCCGTCGTGCGCCGCCTCGCCGCTGACCTCCTGTCCGAAACCCTCGGCCCCGTGCTCGCGCGTATCGCGCAGTTGGAGGGCCAGGTCGCGCAGGTCGATCAGGCCACGCAGACCACCCAGAGCGCGGTGGCGGGCGTCGCCGACAGCAGCTTCAAGGCCGCGCTCCGCGCAGCCGTTCCCGACCTGGGCGCCATCTCCAAGATGCCGGCGTTCACCGCATTCCTCGCGACCCCGGTCCCCTATTCCGGCGGCCTGACAGTCCGTGACCGACTGAAGGCCGCCTACGATGCTCGGAACATCCCGATGATCGTCAGCATCATCGGCGACTACCGAGCCAGTAAGCCTGCCGTGGGACAGACACCGACCCCGGCGCACTTCCAGCAGCCCGGTGGCCAAGGAGGGCAGCCCCCGGCTACGCCCGAACCGCAGGCCAAACCTAAGCTGCCCTGGTCAGCGCGCGAGGAGGCCAGCGTCAAGTTCCGCAAGAAGCAGATTTCGGCTGCAGAGATGCAGCAGATCTCTGCGCTCTACGAACAGGCGGCCAAGGAAGGCCGCATCGACATGAACGCGTAACCCTGCGTTCGATGTACGCAGGTACGCCCAACTGGAGCTAGTCTCATGGCAGTTACCCGCCGTGCAATTCCGGCTGCCGCCGGCTATCCGCAGTACAGCGGCAACCTCATCCACCCGATGTTCGGGCAGGAGCTGATCGAGCGCTTCTACCAGACGTCGATCTTCGGCGAGATCACCTCGACCGACTATCTCGGCGAGCTGACGTCGCGCGGCGACCAGATCACGTTCTGGCGCGAGCCCTCGGTCATCGTCCGCGACAGCGTCAAGGACGGCACCATCCAGCACGACACGCTGGAGTCCGAGCCGGTCACTCTCGTGATCGACAAGGCCAAGGAGTTCTCGGTCAAGATCTCGAAGATCGACGAGAAGCAGATGCAGCAGTGGGAGGTCTTCAAGGCCGCCATGCTGAAGAACGCTTCCCGCGCGATGGCGAACATCATCGACCAGGAAATCCTCGGCACGGTCTACGCCGACGTTGCCCCCAGCAACGCGGGCGTCAACGCGGGTCTGGTCTCGCAGAGCTACAACCTCGGGCAGGTTGGCAACCCGGTCCCCGTGACCTCGGCCAACATCACCGAAGTGCTCACCTCGCTGCACTGCGTTCTGAACGAGGCCGCTGTGCCCCGTGAGGACCGCTGGGTCATCGTTCCGACCCTCGGCGAGAACGTGATCCTGAACTCGGACATGCGCCGCGCCGACATGATGGGCACCGGCGAGTCCATCATCCTCAACGGCAAGATCCCCGGCACCATCGCCGGGTTCCATGTCTACGTGTCGGACCACATCCCGCGCGTGTACGACCTGGCCACCAACTCGTGGTGCCACCACCTGCTCGCCGGCCACAAGCGCGCCATCTGCTTCGCCAGCCAGTTGGAGGAGACCCGCATCATCGAGGACAAGGACAACTGGGACACGTTCTACCAGGGTCTCAGCGTCTACGGCTTCGACGTCATGATGAACCAGTCGCTCGCCCACCTCTACGCCCGCTTCGCGTAAGGTGTACCTAGGGGCGCCGCACAAGAGGCGCCCCTACCGCCATCGACAATCAGCATAGGGCTTCCCCAATGAGCAAGACGCATAACCTCCACCTCGGTGGCCAGCGGACGATGAACTTCGACTACACGATGTTCCCGCAGGTGCTGCCCGGTCTCGACGACCACATGCAGGTCGACAACCGTCGCGGCCCGGCCCGCTTCTCGAACACCCGCTGGCTCGACTTCGACAGCTCGGCGCTCGTGATGGCGTCGTCGGTTCCGGCCCAGGTCTCCCCCGAGGCCCACGGCAGCGCCGGTCTGCGCCACTACACCGCCCACAACGAGATCGCGATCGGCGACGTGATCGTCACGCACATCCTGCCCCGGTTCACCTCGCTCGATAAGGTGCATTGGGCGGTCGCCAAGTGCATCACGCCGTTCAAGTTCGACATCCGCGTTCGCGGCCAGGCTACGTCGGTCGGTGCGCCGATCGTCATCGCCACCGGCATCGACGGCGGCGTCGTCAGCTCTGGTCTGATCGACATCCCGCTCATCAACGGCGGCGAGAATATCTATTTCGATCAGAACGATGTCCTGGAGATCGTCATCACGGACATGCCGGTTGCCGAGGTCGGCACCGATGGCACGTTCACCGGCGGCATCAAGGGCCTCGGCCTCGCGATCACGTGCGTGCAGGAGGAGTATTTCCGGGGCGCGTTCTAAGCCTCGACAGGCGCACGGGGTGCGTAACCCCCGTGCGCCATAACCCGAGAGGACATCATGAGCTTGCGAGCACGTACCCCGGCGGCGCCGCCGTCGCAGCGGTACTACTACCTTAAGAGCGCTACCAACGGTCGCGTGTTCCCCTACAGCGAAGCGCTCGCGCGCCGCGCCGACATGGAGCCGTTCGTGCCGCCGAAGCCGCGCGCCGCGCAGGCCAAGGCGCCGGAGCCTGTCAAGGCGCCGACCACCGAGTCTGTCACGGCACCCGTCACCCGCACTGGCAAGCCGGATCGCCGGTTCAAGGCGCCGGTGACCGACGAGGCCAACACCGGCCAGACCAACCTCCTCGACGCCATCGCCAATGCGGCGGCTGACGAGACGGACGACGATAACGAGTGAGGGTACACCTATGGCCGTGCTTGAAGCGCCGCGAATAGGTTCCAGCGACGAGCACCTGCATACGCTGGCACGGGAATACGCCGCCAAGCTGGGTAACGCTGACCGCAAGCATCTGCGGTTCAACGACATCGTGCGCGTAGCTAAGGCGTTCTACACGTGTCCCGAGGAAGGCGTTCGCGAGCTTGTAGCGGCCTGCGACCGGGAGAACTCGGGGATGTACGTCCCCAAGCAGCCGATGTGGGCGTCGCTGGAGACAGGCTATGCGTGGATGCGTAGCCCGGCCGACGACGATAACGAGTGAGGTGAGACCCATGGACGCCATCGTAACCGTTCGTGGCCGGCAGTCCGAGTGGCTGGTGCGCTGCGACCTACGCCAGTCGCAGATCGCCAACATGCGCAGCGACGGCGTGGATGTAGTTGAAGTGCGTTGGCACGTCCCGGCGTGGGTCGCGAACCTCGGCATGACGCGCCCGTGGTGCATCGTCCAGGACGTGCTCAACTTCCGGAACCCCATGAGGTGAGACCCATGAGTTGCGCGCCGAAGTGTACTACGCTTCGTGTGATCGTGCAGCGCGCCACTCAGCTTCTCGCTGATGACGACCCGGTTGCGCCGAACACGCGGTTCACCGTCAACACGCTGGTGTCCTTCGTCAACGAGGGCATCCGTGAGATCGCGTCCCGCATCCCCGGCGCAGCCGCGTCGCTCGTCGAGCTGCGGCTCAAGCCGGGCTCCATCCAGACACTGCCGAAAGACTACACGGCGCTCGTCTCGATCGACGAGACCGTCAACGGGCGCGCCGTGCGCCCCGTGTCCGAGGTGTCGTACCAGTACCGGGGTCGTGTCAAGGTGCCGGCGCGCAAGTGCGCGCCGTGCGCCGCGCGCCCGTGTGACGGGTACTTCGTCTCCACGTACACCAAGCACCCCATCGACGACCGCACGTACTGGATCGACCCGCCGGTGCCCGCTGGCTGCGGCGAGATCGTCGTGCGCGCGGTCGTGGCCCTCGGGGCGGTATCGCTCGATGTGTGCAACCTCGACAAGTGCCTCGGGCTCCGCCCCGAGTACGAAGCCCAGCTCCTCGACTGGGTCATGTGGCGCGCTCTCGGGCTCGACCACACGAGTGAGGGCGCCCGCGCGCAGGCGAAGCTCCACTACGAGGTCTTCATGAAGGCGATGAATGACAAGCGCGGGCACGTGGCGCCGGTGGCGGTGCCGGCCGCAGGAGGTGCGAAGTGACGTGCTTGTGCTGCGCCGACGCCGACATGGTCCCACTCTCGGAGTTCGTGCCGTTCGTGTCGCCGAGCCTGACGGAGGCGCCGGACCCGCTGATCGAGCAGTTCATTCGACAGGCGGCTATCGACCTGTGCCGGAAGACCACGCTGCTCAAAGACGAGGTGCTGGTCGACCTGCAGGCGATGGTCCACGACTACACGTTCGCGGTCGACAACCCCTGCGTGATCCCCCGCGCTGTCGGTGAAGTGCGGGTGTGCGGCGGTCGCCCGCTGCCCCGGCTCAAGCGGCGCCCGATGCCTGGCGAGTGCGACCCGGCGGGGTACTGGCTGCAGCTCCCCGGCGAGGTCTACATCATCCCCCACCCGCACCACGACATGCGGGACGGGCTATCGATCGAAGTCGTGCTGCAGCCGAGCCAGGACGCGGACTCGCTGCCGCGCCTGCTTTACGACGAGTACGCCGAGGTGCTGGCCGAGGGCGCGCTGAGCCGCCTGCTGCTGCTCAAGACGGCGAGCTGGTACGACACGTCGGCGGCCGGCATCGCGATGAAGCGATACAACAGCGGCGTCAGCGCCATCCGTGTGTCCGCCAAGCGCGGCGACAGCACGCAACCCCTGATCGCCAAAGCGCCGAGGTGGGTATGATCGCCGGCCCGTACCGTATCCCGCCCCGTCTCAAGGTCCACGTCTCGCCGTGCGACGTAGCCGTCGCGCTGCCGCAGCCCTGCGGCCCGTGCGCGGCGGAGCCGCGAGAGATCGAGCTGTGGGTGCGTCGCCGTGGCTGCGAGAAGTGGCTGGCGCGGTACGGCGTGTGGGACACCGACGAGGACGGCGTGTTCTTCCGCCAGCCGTTCGGCCGGTACGAGGGCGAGGTCCGCCACAGCGGATGCCCGGTCGGCGCCATCGAACTCGACTACCGCCGGCCGCGCGTGGTTCTCGGGCGCCCGGTCGCCGTGCCGCGCGTCGTGCCTGCGTTCCCCACCGATCCTATCGGAGTGACCCCGATGTACCGCGACCTGGTTACGTTCAGCACGCAGGTGCTGGCGCCCTTGGAGGCGTGTGACGAGATCCCCCTGCTGTGCGACGACGCCTATCACGTGCTCGCGCGCGCCGTGCTGTGCAAGCCGGTCGAGCTGGTGCTCAGCGATGGCTGCCGGTACGAGATCGTGCAGTTCTCCGGCGCCAAGCTAGGTGAGATCGTCCTGACACGCGGACAGTCGGACACGCGCCCGGTGCGGTTCCCGCGCGGCGCGACGCTGGCGTTCATGTGGACCTCGGCCAACGTCGCCAACGCTGCAATGGGGTGCTGAGCCATGGCCATCATGAAGCTGCAGACCGCGATCGAGTGCGATGCCACGGCGATCACGCTCGCCAACATCGACCCGACGATCTGCCCGGTGCTCACGGCCGGCGGGCATGCGCTGCTCACGATCTACACGGCGGCGGGAACCGAGCGGGTCATTGCCACCAAGTGCGCCGGGTCCACGCTGACGGTTGTCCGCGCGGACGACGCACACCGCTGGCCGGCGAGCGCGTGCGTCAAGCTCGACGATCTCGTGACCGACCCGCTGCCCGACGACGGCTGCTGCGACGAGAACACGCTTGCGGGTCTCACGTTCGGCCCCGAGTTCGAGGTGACGCGCAACGGCTGCACGATGACCGTGCGGCTCAAGGCTACCGGCGTCGTCGCTGGCGACTTCTGCGGCTACCAGGTAAACGAGTTCGGGCAGGTGCTCGACATCCCCGAGAACTGGCCGGCGGCGTGCCTGCCGGTCTTCAACCCCTGCGGCCCGTGCGACGACACGGGCACCGGCGCCGGCGCCACTGAGGCGTACGCCGTTGGGTACTCGCCCCAGGCCGGCGCGCGGGTCGCGCTCGGCAGCAACGTGCAGCAGGTCATCGAGCAGATCGAGGACGCCGTCGTCCTCCTTCAGGACGATCTCGCCACGTCAGTCGAGCAGGTCATGGAGGGCACCGGCATCTCCATCACGGGGCTCACCGACTACCCGACCATCAGCCTTGCGGCCACCGGCGTAGCCGCCGGCACATACGTCGGCTTCGAGGTCGACCAGTACGGTCGCGTCCTGTCGTACACCGACCCTGGCGCCGCCGAGCAGACGCAGGTCGTCGGCGACACCGGTGCCATCAGCGTCACGGTGGACCTGAGCGGCCCTGCGCCGGTCTACACGGTCAAGGCGGCGGACGCCGGCACCGCCCAGAAGGGCGTCGTCGAGATCACCGACATCGCCGAGATCCAGGCCAACAGCGTCACCGACGACAGCACCGTCCCGAACTACGGCGGCGTCAAAGCGCACGTCACGCGGGAGATCGGCGCCCGCCTGCCGCCCGGCCTGCAGGAGCTGGCAACGATCGACAGCGGCGACTGGGTCGTCGTGTACCACACCGGCGACGGCAAGCTGTACCAGGTGTCGCCGGCCACGCTGGCGAAGAACTCGAACCCGGTCGGCGGCATCTACGACGCCCTGTCCGGTACGATCTCGGCGAGCAAGGGCGTCGCGGGTGTGACCCATACCGCCGTTGGCGTATTCCGCGTCTCGTTCCAGCTCGGGATGGGCTCGGTCGACTACCACGTCGCGCCGACCGTCATCGGCCTCGTGACCGCGTTCACGGTCGTGCGCATCATCTCGGCCACCGTGTTCGAGGTGCGGTTCTTCAACGCGGCGGGCGTCGCCGTCGATCCTGACGGCTTCTCGTTCTCCGTCCACACGTTCGGGTGATCCATGGCAGTCGGGACGACGCGGTTCAACGGCATCAAGCCGGGCACGTCGGCGCGCAACATCCGTTCGGCCGACGCCACCGTCGCCCACAACGTCCGGCTGCTCGACGGCTCGCTGCAGGCGGAGCTGGCGCCTGGCCTCGTGCGCGAGGAAGCGTACACCATCAAGTCGATCTACGTGCCGACGAGCGGCGAGTGCTGCCCCGAGCCGATGACGTTCCCGCACTGCACGTCGGTCACTGAGCCGGCGGACCCCGGCGCCTGCTGCGGCATCGACCACGTCGTCGTCTGGGATAGCTGCGACGGCTACTACCGCAAGGAGCGGTGCGGCGACGGCGTGTACCCGCTCGTCGTCGAGGCGCCCACCAAGACGCTGACCGTGACGAAGACCGCGTCGGGCACCACGGTGCAGGCCGACGCGCGGTCGTACACGTACACGTGGGTCGACCGGTTCGGTACCGAAAGCCAGCCGGCGCCGCCATCGCTGCCAATCCAAGCCCGAGACGGCGACGTCTATGTTCTCGGCAACTTCGGCGTACCGCCGGCCAATGCGACCCTCGTTCGCATCTACCGCACGTCGTCCGAGTTCGAGGGGTTCAAGAACAACGGCGCCACCCAGGCTATGGGCACGACGTTCCAGCTCGTCGACGAGCTGACGCTGCCCATGGCTGGCTCGACGTACACCGACCTGCGCCGGCTGAAGGACATCGAGTTCGGCACGCTCACGACGCACGAGCAGTGCCCGCCGCCCGCGTGCATGACGCAGGTCGTGCTCACGAACCAGGGCTACCACGTCGGGTTCCTCGGCAACGACCTGTTCGTGTCCGAGCGCAACGAGCCGGGCAACTGGCCGACGAAGTACCAGCAGACGCTGCCCGACAAGATCGTCGGCATCGTCACGGTCCACGACGTTGTGCTCGTCGCCACCACCGGCCAGCCGTACCGCGTAACACCCCGGTTCCGGCTCGACCGGGACGAGGCTGACGCCGAGATCGACGTGTCCCCCATCGAGGGTCACTACCCGTGCCTGCAGCGCGAGACCATGGTCGCCACCGACTTCGGCGCGGTCTACGCAGCCGAGGTGGGTTTGGTCAGCCTGCACGCCACAACGTCGACCGCGACGGTCAGCACGCAAGACCTGATCGGCCCACAGGCGTGGCTCGGTATGGTCCCCAACATCGCCGCATGGCACCAGGGAGCCTACTACGGCGTCCGCGCGCCGTCCGCCAATGGGTTCCGCTTGGAGTTCCCGCGCGCCAAGGACCGCGCGCCCGACCTGACCACGATGGACATCGACGCCCACGTGATCCACGCCGGCCGCGACGGGCACCTGTACTTCGCCAAGGGCCGCGAGCTGTACCGCTGGGGCGCCGGGCCATCGAAGCTCACGTACCGCTGGCGCTCCAAGGAGTTCCAGTTCTGGGGCACGCACGCGCTCGGCGCCGCCCAAGTGCTCGGTGACTTCGGCAAGCCGCTGGAATTTCGTTTGCTGTCCGCAGGTACGGTAGTATACAGTCGCGCAGTCAACTCGAACGCGTCGTTCCGGCTGCCCACACGCTGCGCCCGGACCACCTGGCAGATCGAGCTGGTCGGTACAACTCGCGTCCACGCGGTTATGGCTGGACCTACAACACGGGAATTGAGCGATGTGGAAAGATCGAGTCGAAGCGACCCTTAAGCCCCACCTGAGCGAGAACGCGGTGTCGGCCGCGAGCGCGCTGCTCGCCGCTTTCCACACCACCGAGGAGGTCATGGCGGGCCGCGTCACCGGCGACGTGCGCCGGGCCGCCGCCCAGATGCTGGTCGACCTGACGGTCGGTCTCGTGTCCAACCCCTGGTGGCAGAAGCACGGCCCCTTCGTGATGCCGGTGTTCGCCGTCGCGGTGAACGCGTGGCTCGACTGCGGGATCTACGCGCAGCGCGCGGCGAAGGACGTCGTCGGCGACCCCGACCTGCTGCGCTCGACGTATGTGCGATCGGTCCTGACTGAGGTGGTGTCGGCCGTCGCCATCGCCGACCTCGGCTTCGCCCGCGCTCACGCGATCAGCGCCAAAGTACGAGACGCGATCACTGCGCTGGAGCGCTGAGCATGTCGTACGTCTTCGGGTGGAGCGGCCTGATCGGCACCGGCGAGACAGCCGCCATGACCCCCTCGGTCGTGGCGATCCTGGCTGCGCGCACGCTGATGGCCGACCTCGTCGGCGTCTACGGCCTCGTCAAGCAGTACGAGTACCAGCAGAAGCAGCTCGAACTCGCTCGCACGGCGGGCGACCAAGCCCAGGCGTACCTCAACCTCGCGACGGGCCACTACAACAACATCGCCATGCCGACGTTCACACGCATGGTCGCCCTCCTCGACCGGTTCAATGCGAACTTCTCCGGCTACTACAGCCAGTACATGGCCGAGGCATTCCGGCAGAAGGAATACACCCCGGACTACGAGGTCCAGCAGGGCCGCGCCATGGCGACCGTACAGGCGAAGATGGACCGCGCGGCGCTCACGCGGCGCCGGTCGACCGGTCGGTACGCTACAGGCCGCCGCTGCGCCAACGCCACCCAGGACGCGATCCTCGCAGCCCAGGCGCGCGTCGACGCCTGCCGCGCCGGCTACCAGTTTGAAGACCTGCGTAAGCGCAAGATGGATACGTGGCTGTTCTCCAAGTGGGCGGACGGCTCGCACGCGCTCGCCGACATCGGCGCGCACGCGGTCAGCGGCATCAACGGCGGCGTCTCCATCGCGGCCAGCGCGCTCGATGGCGCCGGTAAGGCGACCGAGACCACCTCACACAGCCTCGACGCGCAGCTCGCAGCGCTCGGCAACGTCGGCGACTTCTGGGGCGGCATCGCGCAGGGCGGGTTCAATCTCGCCGGAGCATCGTCGTTCCGTGGCCCGCAGGCCCAGGCCACCACGTCCGGCTGGGGCACCGTCACGTCGCCCTACTTCGACATGGCGGGCAGCGCCAAGGACGCGGGCGGCGGTGGGGGCTTCGACCAGTGGGACCGGCTCGTCGGGCAGGCCCGCAGCACGCACATGTCGTCGGGCTACAGCCCGATGGCGCTCGCAGGGACGTAAGGGGTAGAACATGGCCGCAATTACCGGCGTAACAGGCGACGAGGGGCTAGTTGCCGCCGGCACACGCGGCACGTGGGCGATGGTTGACGCCGCCATCACGGCGGCGTTCGCGGCGGCGGCCGGCACATACGGTCTCGTCAAGCAGTACGAGATGCAGCAGGAGCAGATCGCACTGGCCCAGGCGCAGGCGGACCAGGCGGCGGTGCTCCTCAACCTCGCGCAGTCGCAGTATTCCAGCGTCGCCGTGCCGACATTCAACCGGCTCGCCGCGACGTACGACCGGTACGCGACAACGTTCGCTCCGATGGAGCCGACGTTCCTGCAGTTCGCGTTCAACCCGAAGCAGTACGTGATCGACTACACGCGCGTCACCGCCATGGTGGCTCCGTGCGTTCGCAGCGAGTTCGACAAGGCTCGCCGAGCTATCGCGCGGGCCGGCGGAGCCTGCGGACGTCAGGCGTGTGGCACGGCCCTTACGCTGTCCATGGCGGCAACGGTTACCGAGGTCGACGCTGCCAACGACATGTACCGGTTCGAGGAAGACAAGAAGCGGTGGTACGACGAGTTCTACTGGAAGAAGATGACCGCCGGTGTGCGGTTCACGAGCGGCCTTGAGCAGCGTGCGATCAGCGGCGTGAACGCCGCGTCGCAGGGCGTGGCTCGTGCTATGGCGTCCCTGAGTTCATCACAGCGCGTTGCCGACCAGGCGCTGGCCCGCCAGATGGCGGTGCTCGGCTCCATGTCCGACTACTGGGGCGGCATCTCGCAGGGTGCGTGGAAGATGTTCGGGTCGAGCATGTTCGACATGCGGTCGGCCAGCTCGTCGATGCCGACAGACTATGGTCACAGCTTCGCGGCCGACCAGACGCCGGGCGGCATCTGGGCACTGTCGTTCTGAGGGGAACAGGTATGGACTTCAGGTCGCGCGTCATCGTCGATCCGTTCGGGCAGATGCTGTCCGGCTACCGCGAGGCGCAGAAGAACTCGTACGAGCTGGCGCTCAAGCGTGCGCAGATGCAGAATTACGCTGCTCGCACACGCTCGACGCTCGACTCCAACACGAGGGCCAACGCGCTGCACCTGTTCGCGCGGGATACGGCCGAGGCTAACGCTGTCGTCGCGCACCACCGCGCGGTCTATGCGCCGCAGCAGTTCCAGCAGCAGCTCGCGCGCGGCGACCTGAGCATGCAGCAGCAGCGGCTGAACATGTCGCAGACGGGCCTCAACATGGAGCGCACGCGGTTCCTGCTCCAGCAGGACAAGGCGAACGCCGCCGTCGCGCGGTCGCCCGGCGCTGCGAACCCCCGACTGGCCATCGCACCGCCGGGCGCCAAGCCCGGTGTGGACGAACTCGCCAACCCGGCAGCAGTCGCGAAGCCCCAGGCGCCAACCGTCGACGACAACCCGCAGGAGCGGGCGCGTCTTCGGTCTGAGCGCACTCGGGAGGCGTGGGACGACATCCCCGACGCACCTGCCGAAGATCCCGACATGCCGCCGCTCAATGACATGCTGTCCATGGGGTTCACCTGGTGATGTTCGAGCAACTGATCGGAGTTGAGCCGGCGGCCGAGCCTGCGGCTCCCGCCATGCCGGCGCTGCCCACGCCACCTGCCGAGCCGAACGGCGACTTCCTCACGGCGCTGCACACCGATAGCGCCGTGTTCGACGAGGACCGCCCCGAGGCGCGTGACCTCGGCGCCGAGGTCATGGACGAAGTTCTGGCCAAGATGTTCGAGCGCATCGACATGCGCAAGAAGTACGACACGTTCTTCATCTCGGACGAGGACAACCCCGAGGCGGCGTTCGGCCTTCCGCCGGTCGACTACTCGCAGGGTCTGATCCCCGACTTCCCAGACGAGGCGCAGACCGAGGCGACGTTCGGCCGGTATGCCGACACCAGCACGCCGTCGCTACCCAACTACACGCCGGGCTCGCCGATCGCGACCACCGCCGACACGTTCACCCCGGTCCAGAAGGCGATCGAGCCACCGTTTAGCTCGCTGGCGCGCGGAGGCTACCGCGAGGAGATCACCGACCCATCCGGGGAACTGATGCGAGGCGCGCTGCGCCGGCTCGTGAGGAGCGTCTGACATGCTGATCTATGGCGACGACACGGATACCCAGGACGAGCTGCCGGACGGCGAGCTGCCCGACGAGCCCGGCATGCCGCCGGTCGCGGTGGAAGACGACGCCAGCGACGAGGACGAGTCCGTAGCGGCCAAGCCGGCGGTCCAGACCAGCGACGACGACGAGCCCGTCGTCGAGCCGATCGCCGACGTCAAGCCGGCCGAGGCTCCGGCGCCTGGCGCCGCCGTGCGCGACGAGCTGGCCAAGAGCACGCCACCCGTGCGCGGCGCGAAGGAGGGCACGCTCCAGGACCAGATCGTCGCGCGCAACAAGGAGCGCTTCGCGAACGTCCAGGACGACCCGGCGCAGCAGTCGCAGTTGTTCCTGGCCGAGCGGTTCCTCAAGACGCCCGGCACGCGTGAGGCGTACCTCAAGGCCGACGAGAAGGGCCGCGCTAACATCATCAGGAACATCGTCGACGCCGAGGCGGAGGCGGAGGTCGGCGACTACCGGGGCAAGGACCGCGCGACCCGGATCAAGACGGCCACCGTCCGGCTGCGCGAGCTGGCGACCGGCATCACCGACATGCCCGAGTTCAACCCCGACCCGGCGCCCGACGCCAAGGACAAGAAGTCGAAGAAGGACGAACTCGGCGCCGGCACGGAACTGTCGGTCAGCGTCGCCACGGGTCTCGGCAAGGGCGCGGCCGGCATCGTCGGCGCGTCCGCCACCCTGCTCGGGCTGGCCGGCGGTGACAACGCCGACCGCAACGCGCTCGGCCGCTTCGCCGATGGCGTGCGCAAGTTCACCGACGACATGATGTCGGACCTCGACAAGACGCGCGACAAGTTCACCAGCGCGTCGACCAAGGCCACGCGCGAGGAGTGGGACCGCGTCAAGAAGACCGGCTCGAACTACGAGATCGCCAAGTTCGCGGCGTCGAGCCCCTACATGTGGGCCAACGAAGGCGCCCACATGCTCGGCATGATGGCGCCCGGCCTCGGCACCGGCGGCCTCGCGGCCAAGGGTGCGCAGCTCGCGTCGAAGTCGCTCGGCGTAGCCACGAGTGTCGGCAACGCTACGGCCACGGCTGTTGGCGCGGCGGCGGCTGGCGCGGCGCTCACCGAGCCCCAGGCGGCGCAGTACGAGAAGGAGATCCTTGCCCAGCCCGTCGAGAAGCACAAGACGTACGTCGGCTGGTGGGACATCAAGCACACCATGGAGACGGCGCGCGGCAAGGACGTGCCCGACGCCGAGGTCTCTCAGCGAATGGCGCGCGAGATGCGCGACATGGCGTGGAAGTACGACTTCCCGCTCACGACGGCCACCATGATGGTCGGCCCGGTCGGCGTCGCCACGCTCGGCAAGCGCCTCGGCGTCGAGATGGCCGAGGGCTACACCGGCGGGCTGACGGCGCGCGTCGTCAAGGGCGCCTCGTCCGAGGCTACGCAGGAAGTCGCTCAGCAGTACGCCAGCAATACCGCTCACGAAGCGATCCGCATGGGCGTGGAGGCTGGCGACGGCAAGGTCGCCGGGCACCTGCAGGTTGCCGCCGGTAGCGACGCGGCGAGGGAAGACCTGCTCGACAGCGCCATCCTCGGCGGCGCCATGGGCGGTCTGGCTGGCCCGTTCCACAAGGGCGCCAAGAAGGAGAAGCCAGAGCCCAAGCCGGAGCCCGCGCCCTACGTGCCCGAGCCGATCGGGAGTGACCCGCTCGCGAGCGTGCAGCCGCCGCGCCTGCCCAGCGGCGCCGCCGATGCAGGCCTCCGTGCGCCCGCTGCCCAGGCCCCGACACCCGACGTGCTGGCGCAGGCTATGGCACGCGTGTCGCCGGCCGCCGTCAACGCGCCGACTACGCCACATCGTGGCGTTCCGAGCGCCCCGTCGCCCGACGTTCTGGCGCAGGCCATCGCCAAGGTCGACGCCCCCTCCGCGAACGTGGACGCGATCACCGGCGCCGCTGGGAAAGCCCCGCAGCCCGACACGCTCGTGAACCCCGAGATCGCCCAGGCGCTCGCGGCTGAGCGCGGCGCGCCGGCCGTCGCCAATGACGGCACCGTCTACGCTCCGGCCCCGCGCGCCATCGACGCGGCGGACCCCTACCACGTCGTCAATTCTCTCGACCCCGAGACGCAGACCAAGATCGCCGATGATGTGGCAGCGCAGCTCGCGGACCCCGGCTACAAGCTGGTCGAGGCCGCTGCGTCCGACACGGTTGCACGTATCGTCAAGGCCGAGCTGCCGGACGCATCGCCCGAAGTGATCGCCGAGGTGTCGGCCCGCGTCCGTGACACGGCTGCCATGGGCGGCGTCGTGCGTGCTCCCAAGATCGGACGTGACGAGGCCAAGCAGCTCTCGTATCGCGAGACGCGCCGCCGCGCGTCCGAGGCAGCGCAGCGCGTCCTGGGCAACAACGACTTCGTGGCCGAGATCGAGGCCATGGCGCCGGGCCGCGTCGGCGACAGCAAGAAGTACCGGGAGTGGGCCGCACGCGTGAAGGAGGCCGAGGACATCCAGCTCAAGCGCCCCGCCGAGTTCACCCCCGAGCACCAGGCTATCCTCGCCTACGACACCGTCCTCAAGGAGGGCGGGCGCCTCGGCCCGATGACGCCGGCCGTGAAGTCGACGCCTCGTGCCTCGGTCGGCCAGAAGCCGGCGCAGCACGTCAGCGCTGCGCGCGTGACCGCCATCGCCCACGACTACGTCAACAACGCCATGAAGGATCTCGGCGTCAACGCGGTCATCGTGGAGACGCACGCCAAGATCGACCCGTCGTTCGGCAACGTGCGCCCCGACGCCAAGGCGTTCATCCACACCGACGCTGACGGCACCACGACGGTAGGCCTGATCGCCGACATGCTCGGCACCGAGGCCGACGTGCGCGCCGCGCTGGAGCACGAGGTCGTCGGCCACTACAAGCTGGAGCGGGTGCTCGGCGACGATGGCGTCACCGACCTCGCCAACCGCGTGTTCGCCGGTGTCCACCGTGACCCGAAGTCGTCCGCGCTCTGGGAGCGCATCCAGAAGGATTACCCAACGGGTAACGGCGTCACGGTCAAGGACCAGGTGCTGGAGTTCATCGCTCGTGTCGCCGAAGAACCCGCCGACACGAAGGGCGGACGCGTCGCCCTGCAGGGCGTGAAGGACTCGCTGCTGCGCGCCGGCTACCGCGCGACGGACAGCATGAGCATGTCCGACCTGAAGACGCTCATCAACGACATCCGCGCCGTCAAAGACCCGGACTACAACCCGATCGCGTCGAAGGACTATGCAACCGAAGGGCAGCGGCTGGAGGTCAACCCGAAGGAAGTCGTGATCCGGGAGTCCAAGCTCCGCAAGATCGAACGGTATCTGTTCGACCGTTCGATCGACATGACCACCATGCTGCGCGACCTCGGCATGCAGAACGGGCTGGCGCACCGCCTGTTCCTCGCCATGTCGTCGAACAAGGACCGCATCGTCAACGGCGAGATCATCGAGAACCACGTCGTGCCGCTCGTCGAGGCGATCGACGCCATCGCTGCGAAGCACGGGCGCACGCGCGACGAGACCATGCACCTCATGAACAACTGGGCGCAGGCCCGGCACCGGGACGAGCGCGCTCTGTGGATGCGCAACATCGAGGCCAAGCTCAAGAGCGCGGACCTCGAAACCCGTCGCGACCAGATCATCCAGGCGGGCCTCAAGGGCGAGGCCGCCGGCGGCATGTCGCCGCGTCAGGCGCGCCGCCTGCTCGACGAGCTGGTGACGGACGAGACCGTCGCCAACGCCAGCGACAAGATTGACAACGTGAAGCACTCGGGCCTCGACAAGGCCGAGGCTACCAAGATGCTGACGGAGATCGCCGATCGCGGCCTGCTCGCCGACTTCGACGCGCTCAACGAGCCGGGCGGCGCGCTCACCAAGCTCCGCGACGTGACCAAGAAGTACGCCCTGTCGTCCGGCCACTACCACAACGCCATGACCGAGATGGCCGGCTACGAGCTGTACGTGCCCGAGAAGGGCGCCAAGCGCGAGGAGCGCGCGACGCGCCAGTACACCGATGGCATCTCGTCGGTGAACGACACGCAGCGCGCTGCCAAGGGCCGCGCGACCATGGCCGAGCACGGCATCACGCAGCTCATGCTCGAAGCGCAGCTCATGGGCGCACGGCACGTCAACCAGCAGTTCATGCGGAACCTGGCCAACGCGGTCGAGAAGCACAAGTCGGGCAAGACGTGGGGCTCGCTCGGCGAGGCCAAGGGCATCGAGTATTCCGGCGGCGAGTTCATCTACCCCGAGCGGCCGAACAAGTTCATGCTCACCGACTTCGCGATCACCGACCCCGACACGGGCACGACGCGCGTGCTGACGCTGCACGACCAGGGCGTCGCCAAGGTGCTGGCGTCGACCTACAAGGCCGACGATCCGATGAACGGCGCGCTGCGCTTCGCCAACGCCAGCACGCGCACGCTCGGCCGGCTCTACACGTCGCTGTCGCCGTCGTTCCTGACCACGAACGCAGTGCGCGACGTCATGGGCGCGCTGGAGGCTATCGCGTTCGAGAAGGCCCAGGCAGCCGGCACCGAGCCCGCCAAGGTGCGCGTCCACAAGGACCAGCTCAAGGCCGTGGCGAAGGCCATGATGGAGAGCTACACCCGAGGCGACACCCGCCGGCTGTTCATGGCGACGCAGGGTGAGCGCGAAGCG